TGTCGCATGCTCCAAATCACGGACTTGATGTTCTCCCTCACGGCTCCGAATGAGAGAGCCGCCCCATCGTCCGTGATGAAGAAGAGTGGATACCCGCCCGGCCATGCGAATTCGCCGTTACGAAGTTGGGACTTAAGTTGGTTTGTTGTGTATTTGCTCATCGTTGTCATGTTGTCGTTGTTTGTTGTTGGTGTGCCTTGTTTGCTGGCAACGAGAGCAAGGTAGAACATGGCGGGAAGATTGCCAATAAAAAATGCCAATAACTTGAAAATAAATTTACCGAATAGTGTTGACAGCTTGCGAAACCCCTTATTTCCAAGCGTTTCCCTCAATCCCATGCCATGAAAAAATCTTGCGGCCAGCGTCAACTTCCAACCCATGGAACAACCAAACCGCCAAGGAACCAAGCATTCAAGCGTCTAGTCATTCCCTATAAGGTAGGGTGATGAAGTAAAGCGGAGAGAATAAGAAGCAAAGGGAATAGGATAGCACGCTATGGAATCCATTCCATCACTTGAAAGAATCAATCACCGCGCTTGATGAATGAATAACCTTGTTTGATGTCGTGCGCACATCACGCTATGGCGCGATGGCTTACGTAAGGGGGTTACGCTTGGAGCGTATTATAGTCATGTCGCAAAAGTTGTCAACGATTAAAAGCTGTGAATAAGTGTGAACAATTATTGTTGGCGATGAATCTCAGCAAATAAGCATGTTCCACAAGGTTGGCGTGGAACACAAGTCGACGCACCATGGCACAGCTGTATATGTTCCACGGAAATGTTCCACGGAGCAAGGCAAGGCACACTCTCCAGCCAAGCGCGTGATTCAAGCGACACATTCAAACGACCGCTTGCATTGCCGGCACTGATCACATGAACACTGCACGCTTGAACACCAGGCTAATCATTACCAATCCACTAAGGTATGACGGGGGGAGGGGGTCGACCAAGAAATTATTTTTATTATTGCCATCCATAAACCAGCCCCACAAAAATTGTTACAATGGGGTAGTTCCCGTTCGGGGTTATTTGTGGATAGGTCTAGTGTATTGTGCTTAAATGTGCTAGATAGGTAACATTTGTGTTTATGGTTGACATAATGTGTGGGATTGTGGTAATTGGTTGTGTGAGCGCGAGATGGACTTGTGCTTAGAAACTTATTTACATTATGCCAAGAGGCGATTCATACGATCTTCAAGGTCAAGGCGGCGGACAGGTGTACTCTGGTACGGATGCGGCTACTGGGCCATTCCGTTGGGTTCAGACTGTGAACGACACTGTGTTTAGTGTGTTTGTTGCGCCTAACCTTACGAATGCTAGCACGAAGCTGATCACCATTACGATTCCTGCTGGGGTTGGCATTGGTGGTAATATTACGAGCTTCACGCTTACATCTGGAGCGGTTATTGCGTATCGTGCGTAATGTCCCAGTTTCGGTCTACTGGTGGGTTGGATGACGCTATCGGCAGCGATAACGACCGTGGATTCTTTGGTGTAAACCAGAGATTGCAGCTTAACCAGTTGGAGGCAGGTGAGGTAAGGGAAAGCCTTAACGGACGCATGGAGGGCTTCTGGAGGCCGCGCAAGAGTGTGGTGTCTGTTAGCCCTGTACTGACTACTGGAGGCACTCCGTTGAACCTTCCGTTCCACATTCTCCCAAGCCCATTCTACTTGGCTATCACCGCTGTGTCGTATTCCGCGAATGTGGTAACGATTACCGTGGCTGGACATGGGTTGACTATTGGGGAGGCTGGCAACCTTACGGTTAGCGGCATTACCTTTACTGGCACGGATAACAATGGGGTCAAGGCTGTGACCGCGGCTACCGTGGACACATTGACCTTTCCTGTTACTGGCGTGACTGCTGTGGCACTAGGGGCAACCCCAAGGATTACCCAGATCGACATTAACGATGCCGCCGCCAGCGATGTGTTGGCATCCTGCATGTTCTCTGACCCTAACGAGTCCAACAAGGAATACATCATTGTTGCGCTGGAGACTCTGGCGAAGAAGATCGACCTTTCTACGACACCCTACACGGCAACGACCATTCCGTATCCCGTGGGAGCCACCGTTGGGAGTAACTGCGATATGTTGCAGTGCTTCGACAAGGTGATGATCATGCGGGATGGGCAACAAGCTCTTGAGTGGTATCCTAATGGAAGGGCTATTCTTTCTGCGTCCTCCAACGCGACCGCTAGTCCAAATACCGTGGTGACAATGAGAGTCCGTGAACACGGGCTAACCGTTGGTTCGTCTGTGGTTATCGCTGGGCTTACCAGTGGTACTCCTCCAAATGGGACATTCACGGTGGCAACAATCGTCGACCAAGACTCATTTACCTTTGTGGCATCTGGGATTTCTACTAGCACCACATTTGTAACCACGGCAGCAACCATGACTGATGGGTTTACCCTGTCCCCCGGTGGTGCTTACACCCAGCCACAGGTTTTCAACATCCAAGCCAAGGATGTCGATGTAGTTAGTGGACTTGTTTCTGCCAAAGTTGTTGGGAATACGACAATTTTTGCTGGTGATGTAATTATCGTTTACTCAACAGCTACTGCTGATTTTCAAGCCATGCTTGGTAATTCCTACCAAGTGGTAAATGCTACCACTACGCTTATCGAATGGTATGCCCCTATCGGGAACTACAATACCTCTGCATCTGATATATTCGAGTTCGGTGGAAGGTTCAGCGCTGGCGGTGGATTTATGCACCAACCCGGCGCGCCTTGGGCTACCTACTTCCAGCGCAGGTTGTTCGTTCCGTTCTACTACTCCCAATCTGGCACTTTTAGCGCACCAGTCTACACTAGCAGAAAGATTTCTGACGAGATCGCGGTTTCCGACCTACTAGACACTACGACCTTTGACCAGATCGAGAATCAGTTCCGTATTACTGGTGGCACTGCCGACTATGTGGTGGCGATGCATGGTTTCTACGACGATTCCTTGGTGGTCTTGAACCGCAATAGCATCCACCTTGTGGCACAGACCCAAGGAAGCCTGTCTGACACCGTGGTCAAGGAGCTTACTGGCGAGGTTGGGTGTTTAGCTCGCAAGTCCGTGGTCATGCAGGCTAACAACATGCTATTCTTGGCCGACGAGGGCATTTACGGGCTTACCTTCCTTAACGATTACAACCTTCGCGGCACGGAGGAGCCACTTTCCAAGAACATTCAGCCGTACATTGACCGCATTAACAAAAATCTTGCGGGTAATTCGGTGGCGGTTTACTTCAACAACCGCTATTACATCGCAGTTCCGCTGGATTCTGTAGCTGGAGGAAACGATGCCCGTGGAAATAACGCGGTTCTGATCTACAACTTCTTGAACAAGGGCTGGGAATCGCTGGATACCTATGGGGATTCTAGGTTTCTAATTAAGAACTTCATCACAGCAAGTGCTGGGGTGCGGAATAACCTGTATGCCGTTAGTTCCAATGGTGGCTTGCACCAAGTTGACGCTTCCGACTCGTCCACAGACCGCTTGAGCGTTACGAATGAAAGCACAGATGTGGTTACTCCCACGATCAACTCGTATGTGACTAGCCGTGGGTACGACTTTAAGACCCTTGAGCGCAAGAGGTTTACTGATGCCCAAGTGCAAATGCAGAACTTGGCGGGAGAGACTGGTGAATACGACATTGCGTTTGCCACCGAAGACCCAGACTCTGCAGAGAGTATTGGCACTACTACCACATTCCTTGGTGGTCAGATCCTATCACCCAGCAGCCCTAACGAGGCTGAAACCGCAAGCATCCGATGCAGACTTGGTGGTCAGCGCGGCTATACTGGGACTATCACATTGACAAGGACTATCGGTTCACCTAAGATCCATTCTATTCAAGTGGCGGGTTCCATCACTAACAGACAAATTCTATCACAAAAATAATATGGGCGTTGTAAATACAACCTACACATTTACAAGCACTGACACAATTACCAGTGCTAAGATGAATAACATCATTGATGATACGACATTTACCAGCGATGCAATCCAAGGAACAACCTTGCAGGTCGTATCTCCGGGTAAACTTGCCGTGTCTGCTGGTGGAATTACATCTAATGAGCTTGCTTCTAGCGCGGTCACCCAAGCGAAGCTGGGAACGAATGTGGTTGGAAACGGGCCGGCCTTTAGCGCATACCCAAGCACCGACCAAGCCGTTGCAACTGCTTCAGGCATTAGGGTTGTTTTAGGTTCTGAGAGTTTCGATACAAACAGTAATTTTGCAAGCAGCAGATTTACGCCAAGCGTAGCTGGATACTATTTTTTTCATGGTGTGATTGGAATGACTGTAGGTGACGCTGAAGACCTTTGGGCGTTAATATACAAAAATGGATCTCCTGTCGCGGATGGGGCTAGGATCAACGGTCAATCTTATAGCGCATCTGTATCTGGTTTAATTTACATGAATGGCTCGACTGACTATGCTGAATTGTATGTGCGACATTTAACTGGATCAAATCGCACAATCCTTGCTAATGGTACTGTGTTTCAAGGCTACCTTGTTAGATCAGCTTAATAGAAAGATAAATTTATGAACCTAAAAGATTTACTTAAAGTAGCTTCAGTTGTTATAGTTGGACTTTCCATAAATTATTTTGCATCAGATACTGGAATTAATCAATGCTGGCTTCCACTTGCAGCCGCTGTAGTTGGTGGTGGTCTTTCCTTTCTTGGAAGCAGAAAGTCTGCTAAAGCAGCCGAGTCTGCGGCTAGAGACATGCCAGAACCAATTGATATTTTCGCTAGGCCATACAATACGGTTAAGGGAAAAAAAGTTTATGGTAAGAGTTTGGCCCAGCAGCAAGCTGAGGGCATGCTTGGATACTACAAACAAAATGTTCCCGGATTCCTTGCTCTACAGAAAAAACTTGGCCCAGATTTAATGAAGCAATCGCTTCGTGAATCGCAGCAATATCTTACTGGGTTTAAGGGGCAGGAGGGCTTGTTTGGATTAACTCAAAGAGCGAGTAGAGAAGCCCAGAAACAAATTGCCGATCTTCGTGCTAGGGAACTTGCCACAATGAGCGGACAAACTGGTCGTGTCCGCAACTTGATGGACAAACTTTCTCCAGAGCAAGCTAGGGCAATCGACTTGCAACAAGCATACGCAGAACGAGCGCAAAGGCTTGAGTCTGAGTTTAAAGGTCAAGCAGCACCCTACACAGGCATGTTTGGCACAATGGCAGAAGAGGCTTATGCTCGTCGTGGAACGCTTTCCCCAGAAGAACAACGGGCAACTCAACAACAAGCCAGAGAGGCTGCGGCTGCAGCTGGACGGATTGGAGGTAATGCCGCTATT